TTTTCGTAGCACATTGGCAAGTAAACAAAGCCTCTGGTGAGAACGTAGCTACTTCATACGGTACTGTAGGATTTACTCCTGATGCAGATGCAGATGGTTACACAGCTTATGACAGCTTAACCGAAGCTGACGTAACCGCATGGGTTACAGAGTCGTTAGACACTGAAGCTCTTGAGGCTTCACTAGACGCAGACTTAGCTGAACAAGCTACTCCGTCTGTAACTGTAGGGACACCTTGGTAATGATTACAATCGGAGATAAGACATACACGGAAGAGGACTTGAGCGGGGAACAACTCGCTCAGGTTCAACGTATCAACTCATTGAGACTAGATTTATCTGAGCTACAAATGAGAGCGCAAGAACTTAATGTGCTTTTAGACGCTTACGCTGGGTCTCTTAAAGATTCACTTACTGATGACGAACCTGAAGAAGAGGTTATCGAGGAGTAATCCTAATGACAAAGGCAAGAGATATTGCCACAGGCGGTGGTGTAGATACCACAAACTTTGTAACAAAAGCAAACGGAGTCATCGAAGCACTTGATGGCTCTGCTTTAACAAGCTTAACACCAGCTAACTTAGACAATACTGGTACTATTCCTTCAGCACTCCTTGCGGGTGTTGGGGGTGTTAAACTTGGTGGAGAAAAAACAGGTGATGGGAGTACAGGCACAGGAAGTGGTGTCAATATGATTACTTCTGATTCTATAAATTTAACAAATTACGAAGGAAATTATTTAATTGTTTATGGTCAAACAGCCATTTCTGAAAATGCAAACACCGCTAATACAGCAATTTTAAGAATACAATTAAACAATGGCTCATCAACAACTACTTTAAGTGCCAGCAGACAAGGACATGGTGCTTATAGCGATGTCAATCAAGATACAAACAGTATCGTTCATATTTCTGCTTTTACTGTTTATCCAATTCCTGCGGCTTATGCTACAAATTGTACTATACGCTTAAATGGTGGGGTAGATAGTGGTGCTTTTACTTATGGTAATCAAGGAGCTAACGCTAACTTTGATGGTGAAGGTGCGGGCATAGGTATTAAATATTTTGTAATTTAAAGGATAACTAATGGAACAGATAAAACAACAAGTAGAACGCTTGGAATGGCGAGTGGATCTACAGGACGAACAACTTAAGATGCTTACGGCTAACGCCAATGAGCTTAGAGGGATGCTGGATAGCATCAACCGCACCCTGCTACAAATCAAGTGGTTAGTTGTGGGTGGTGCTGTTGTTTGGTGGGGTCAATCTATGGGACTAGGAAGCTTATTTAAATTAGTAGGAGTATAATATGATACAGCAATTAATAGCACCTGTAACAGGGTTGCTAGATAAGTTTATCCCCGATGCAGATACAAAACAAAAGATAGCACATGAAATTGCTACGATGTCGGAGAAACACGCTCAACAAATTGCTCTAGCTCAAATCGAAGTTAATAAAGCAGAAGCCAAAGGGAATTGGTTTCAGTCTTCGTGGAGACCTGCAACGGCTTGGGTATGTGTGTTAGGGTTTGCCGTAAACTTTCTTATTAGTCCACTTGCAGCACCCTTTGGCGTTGTTGTACCACAAGCAGATACATCAACCATGTTACCTGTACTAATGGGTATGCTTGGTCTTGGTGGTCTACGTACAATGGAACGAGTTAAAGGAGTAGGTAAGTGAGATATTTTAAAATAGAAGATTTTGATTGCTCTTTTACAAGTAACAACGAAATGTCCGAAGAGTTCCTAGATAAGCTAGACGATCTTCGACACGCTTGCGGTTTCCCGTTTATTGTTACAAGTGGGTATAGAGACCCTGAAGGACACCCTATCGAAGCTAGGAAAGCTAAAGCTGGAACACACGGACAGGGAATTGCCGCAGACATCAAAGTTAATAACGGAGCTGAGAAGTATAAGATCATATCGGAAGCCATGAAGATGGGCTTCACTGGGATAGGCGTTGCTAAGACGTTTATTCACGTTGATATTAGAACTTCTACGCCCGTAGTTTGGAGTTACTAATGGATAGAAAAATATTAGACGAATTACACGAAGGTGTTGCTAAAGATTTACTTGCAAAGGTTAAGTCTGGTGAAGCATCTGCTTCTGAGTTGTCAGTTGCAACAAAGTTTCTTAAGGACAACGGAGCTTGTCTTGAAGTAATCACTACAGAGTCACCAATGGCTAACTTATTGGAGGCATTACCGTTTGAGGAGATGTCACATTGAGAAACTATACAAAAGAGTACGCTAATTACCACAGTAAGCCTGAGCAACGTAAGAAACGCAGCAATAGAAACAAAGCCAGACGTTTAATGATTAAATCTAGGGGTAAAGCTGCGGTAGCGGGGAAAGATGTAGATCATGTGAACCGTAACCCTAACGATAACTCAATTAACAACTTACGCATTACTAGTAAAAAGCAGAATAGGAGCAGAAATGGCTAGAGGTTTATACGCAAACATTAACGCTAGGAAGAAGAAAGGTACTAGCCGATCTAAGAAGAACTCAACCATATCTCCTAAAGCTTACGCTAAACTTAAGATAGGTTTTAAGAAGAAGGATAAATAGTATGGGTGCTTTTGATAACTTAAAGATCAACCAACCTAAACGCACCCCCAGCCACAAAACCAAATCACACATTGTCAAAACAAAAGTTAACGGCAAAGAAAAGATTATTAGATTTGGTGAGCAAGGTGCAAAGACTAATCAAAACGCTAAACAGCGTAAATCTTTTAAGGCTCGACACGCAAAGAACATAGCTAAGGGTAAATCCTCAGCAGCATACTGGGCTAACAAAGTTAAATGGTGACAATATGGAAAAGATGCCAGAGCAACTAAAAGACTTCCGTAACTTTATGTATATAGTGTGGAAGCATCTAAACTTGCCTGATCCCACTCCTGTCCAATACGATATGGCAGACTACATACAGAACTGCCCTCGTAGAGCAATCATTGAAGCATTTCGTGGTGTAGGTAAGTCCTACATTACAGCAGCATTTGTCGTACACCAATTACTTCTCGATCCACAAAAGAAGTTCATGGTAGTGTCAGCATCAAAACAGAGAGCTGACGATTTTTCGACATTCACACAACGTCTAATCTTGGAACTCCCAATATGCCAACATCTCATAGCTACAAGTGAGCAAAGGTGGAGCAAGATTGCGTTTGATGTAAGACCCGCTTTAGCGTCTGGTAGTCCCTCAGTTAAGTCTGTCGGGATTACTGGACAGCTAACGGGCAGTCGGGCAGACATAATCATTGCTGATGACATTGAAGTACCTAATAACTCAATGACACAGATGATGAGAGAGAAGTTAAGTGAAGCCGTTAAGGAGTTTGATGCGGTACTTAAACCTGAAGGTAAAATCCTGTATCTTGGAACACCACAGTGTGAGATGAGTCTTTATAATACACTCACAGAACGTGGATATAAGATGAGGATATGGACAGCACGTTACCCCTCCATAGAGGACGCAGAGAAGGCGTATGGGAATCGTTTAGCACCTACCCTTTGGGATGCTATGCACGAAGCAGAAAGTCCGTTAGACGGCAATCCAGTAGATCCTCTGAGGTTTGATGATGAGGACTTGATGGAACGAGAGCTATCTTATGGTCGCTCAGGGTTTGCTTTACAGTTTATGTTAGACACAAGCTTATCTGACACCGATAGATACCCATTGAAGTTATCTGACTTAATGGTGATGTCGATTGATAAGGATAAAGCACCTGAGAAGCTCGTCTATGGCGTTATGAAGGAGATTAAGGAGTTACCTAACGTAGGGCTAGGGGGTGACAAATACTTTGCCCCAGAAGCCACGATAGGAGACTACGTAGACTACGATGGTTCGGTACTTGTGATTGACCCCTCTGGTAGAGGTCAGGATGAAACAGCCTATGCTGTTGTTAAGATGCTTAATGGTTACTTATATGTAGCAGATTGTGCTGGCATACAGGGTGGCTATAGTGAAACTACGCTAACGAAGTTATGTAACATAGCGAAGGAACATAAAGTTAATGTTGTCTTAGTAGAGAGCAACTTTGGTGACGGTATGTTTACAGAACTACTTAAACCTTTCTTGAAAAAGATATACCCTGTGACTACAGAAGAGGTACGACATAGTAAGCAGAAAGAGTTACGTATAATTGATACTCTTGAGCCTGTTATGAATCAACATAAGCTCATCATAGACCCTAAAGTTATCCAAAAGGATTACGATAGCGTACAGCATCATCCCCCTGAGAAAGCTCAGAGATATATGCTTACATACCAAATGACTCGTGTCACTAAACAGCGTGGTGCTTTAGCCCATGACGATAGATTAGATGCACTAGCGATGGGTGTAGCCTATTGGGTAGAACAGATGGCTGCTGATGTAGACATGGAGATGAAAGAACGTAAGGAAGAGCTGTTGATGAATGAGTTAGACAAGTTTGTTAACGGTTACAACATCAATTCACCAGCAAGAGCTAACACATGGACATAAAAAAACTAATAATACTTGTGTTGTTAAGTTCCCCTGTACTTGCTAATGATGCAAATCAGGGTGACTTTAGTAACAATACACAAGCAGAGACTATAACAACGACAACTAGCACTGTAGTAAGTCAAGAAGGTACACCAGTACCCACAGCAGTAGGTGCAGCATCCCCAGTATACAACCAAGATATATGTGTTGTATCTAATGGACGAGGTGTTCAAACATTACAGATAGGTGTGTCTTACGGTTCATCCACTAGAGATGAGGTATGTGAGATGCTAAAGCTATCTAGACAGTTAGAACAACTAGGTCTTAAGGTTGCTGCTACTAGTGTTTTGTGTAATGACCCTAGAGTATTTCATGCGATGTTAAACGCAAAAACCCCATGCCCGATAGGAGGACTAATCGGTGATGCAGCAATTAAATATTATAAGGAACACCCTAGCATTGTCCCTGATCTTCCTGTTATCAAGCGAAGCAAGAAGCCAAAGCCAATACGACACGGCATCCTTGGTAAACAGCATTTCAGACATAAATAATACTATTAATAGTGGACTGTATGACTTCGGTGACTTTACCGCTTGGTCTATGGAGGCTGGTAATACTATTATTTATAACAAGAACACAGGTGAGAAGTATAAGCTAACACAACAACAAGTAGACCAATTCAATAATGCCTATGCAGAAGGACTACAAAGAAGCACACCAGAGGCTCTAGTTTCCGTTGTGCTGGACGATCTCATTGAAGATAAGCAGTATGCCTATGAAGAAGCTAAAGAGTCTCTAATCGAAGCAGCGAGCGATATAACAGAGGTCACTGAAGTAGCTGAGATAATTGCTACAGGTAATCAATCAACTGTTATTGCAGCTCAAGACTATGCTGTTGAGAATGAACTGACTGAGATCAAGCAGGAAGATGTACAACAATACAACACCAGCATTGATGCAATGTTAGAGGCTTCTATAACTAAGAACATGATTGAAGCTTACGCTCAAGACATACAGGTTGTAGACACTATAGCTGACCTAGTGATTAACACTGAGTCTACTCAAGCATTCTTTGACACTGTTACTATTAGTATAAGTGAGATAAGTCCTGCTGTGTTGACTGTAGAGTGGGAGGGGTATGCTCAAGATGTCTATAGTGATATGTACTATGCTTATGCACCCATCCCTGACTTGGAGGCAATGTTACGATGAAACCACAAGACGTAGCTTTATGGATAGGACTAGCTAGTTCAGTTGGTGGTGCAGCCATAGGATATGGTACACTAACAGAGAAGGTAGCTTCCTTAGAAAAGAACAATGCACCTACACAGCTAGAAGGTAGGTTGGTTAAACTAGAGACAAGAGTAGAAGATAATGACATTGGAAAAATTGGAAAAGAAATTGAACAACTACGTGGCAGGATTGATAACTTGGCTGAGAAAGTTAACAGCATTAGTATCCCAAGCACAAGCAGCATTGAGAAAGATGTGGTTGTCCTTAAAGAACAAGTTAAAAGCATTAAAGGAAGCCTTAAAGACATAGGTAACAATCCCTTATTATAGCTGGGTTTCCTCTATTCCCCCCCTATAGGAGACCCCCCACCCCCTTTGATATATACTAT